TATATATGGATTGCTTGCTGACTCTATGGGTATAACTCGAGAAGAGGCTAGTGATTTAGATGTTACTTACGAAATGCTAAGTAAAGCATTAAAAAAAGCCAATAGTGAGGGTGGCAAATACTATAAAGCTATGGAGGCTCAAAGTACTACTTATAAGGGTGCTATGAGTAACTTAGACGAGAGCTTACAAGTTCTAAAAGGTACACTATCCGAGGGGTTATTCAATGCAATTAGTAAACTTATTCCTAAGCTAACATCATTATTCGATTGGTTAAGCAAAAACAAAACTATAGTAATAGGAATAGCTCTTCCTTTATTAACTTTGATAAACGTATTTGGTGGTTTTATATTGCTAGGTAAAATAGCCTCTTTATTCTCAGCTTTATGGGCGGTAATGCTAGCTAACCCTATAGGTGTAATAATAGCTCTTATAAGCTCATTAGTTGTAGGTATAACTTATTTATGGAAACATTGCGAGGGATTTAGAAACTTTGTAACTAATGTTATGAGTGCTATCGGTACTATAGTAACAACGGCTATAAACGGAATAATAAATACTTTTAGAGGAATAATAAACTTTATAAAAGGTGTATGGGGTGGTATTAAGAGCTTATTAGTAACACCATTCACTACGGCATTTAATAGTCTTAAAGGTACATTCTCAAATATCAAAAGTTCTGTAAAAGGGTTATGGACGAGTATTAAGAGTACTTTTAGTAACGTAACAGGTAGTATGGGAAATATTGGTAAAAACATCGGTAAAGGTTTATGGAATGGTTTAAAAGGTATTAAAAGTTGGGTAATAGATAAGGTCAAAGGAATGGGTAAATCCATTTTAAAAGGACTTAAGAAAGTGCTAGGTATACATTCACCAAGTACCGAGTTCGCTCTTGTCGGTAAATTTAGTGGCGAGGGTTTTGTAGAGGGACTTGAGGGAATGCAAAAACAAATTGATAAGACAGTAAACGCAACTTTCAATCCATTTAGTAATGGTTCTATAGGAACTATGACTACAAGTACACCTACACCTAACATAACTATTCAAAATTCGATGAAATATGACGCTCTAGGACAATTAGTCAATAATGTTAAAACATTCTCAGGTGGGGCTAAAAATGACTATAACTACGTAGGAGGTTACTAATGATTAAAATATTCATAAATGGGGAAGAAGTAGTAAGTAATAAAGATTTTACTATAAACGAAGAAATGTTATCTACTTCTTCTACTATCCTTAACAATTGTTATCCAAAAACTTGGGAAAATGACAAAGACTATGTAAGTAGGTTTTACTATCCTGAAGACTATTCTAAATGTCATATAGAACGAATTGATAACGGAAATACAACTACTATATTTGACGGGATAGTAAAAAATACAAGTGATATATCATTAAATCCTAGAGAACCTAAATATTGCTCTATTCAAATATTAGATAACAAAACGTTGTTAAGTGAGGGTGATACATTAGACTTTGTTATATCAAATAAAACAATTATGGAGGCTATTGAAATGGTAATAGACGCTATTTCAAGTTATGGGTTTGAATTAGGGAATGTTAATATTTCTAACCCTGATGAAGTAATAGGGACTTATTCCACATTTAATAAGACTCCTTATGATGTATTCCAATATTTAGCCGATATAACGGGTTCTAAATGGAAAACTAGATATATAGACGAGGACACTAGAGCTATTGATTTTTACGACCCTATGTTAGTTTCTAGAGTAGATAATATTGAATATACTAAGGAATGGGCTGAAACAAATAATTTAGTAGATATGAGTTTTAGATATGGAACTTATGATTATAGAAATAAACAAGTTATCCTAAGTGAGCAAGTTAATGCTGATATAAATTACACCGAGTATTTAGTAGGCGATAGTTATACTACAGAGTTTAACTTATCTACTCCAGTAAATGAAATAATTAAAATATTGGTAAATGGTAGAGAGGTTTCTGTAGGAAGTGAAAAAGAAAAAAATCTAGGAATATATGCTGATTTTTATTATAAATATGGAAGTAACGTTATTACATCTAACGAATACAATCCACCTTATGTAAGTGGGACTACTATTCAAGTAACTTATAACCCTTTAATAAAAGGTAGACAAATGCTTATTAATGATAATGAAGTATCACGTATTAGTAATAATCTAAATGTTAATGGGATAATAGCAAGATATGAAGATAGAAACGACATAGACAACTCTGATAAGTTGTTACAAGTTGCAAATACTTATCTTAAGTATAAAGGACAAGCTGAGATATCTTTAACTATTACAACTCATAATAAAGATATATTCCAAGTAGGGGATATAACTTACTTTAGTGCTCCTATTAACAATTTAGCTACAGATTATATGGTTAAAACAAAAGATATAGAAATAATGGCTCTAGGGAATGAAACTTACGATGTTTTCTATACTTATGAATTAACAAGCTCATTCAATAGTGAAAAAGCTATAAACTGGTTTGATAACCAACGTAATAAGACACAAGGAAATATTGAAGACGGAGATTTTATTTCAAGAAATATAGATATCAATAATAGTGCTAACGTAATATGGAACAATCTACAAGTTCGAGAGGTAAATATTGATACTTCTTATAATTCAAGCAATTCATTAGATAGTGAAATAGAAACTATTTTAGAGTAGGTGATAAAATGACAAATGATTATAAAGATAAAATACTTAAATATTTAACGGGTAACTTAAACAAAGAACCTAAAAGCGATACTCCTTATCCTTATGAAGAAAGTGAAAAAGTGGTAGAAAGTAGTTCGGTAGCGGGACAACAAACAGGTAAGATATTATGTAAAGACTCTGAAGGCAATAACAATGGTAAATATTTAACCTATCTTAATGGGAAAATATTTTTATACGATGAAACAAACAACTTAATACATACTTATACAAAGTATTCTTCAGGTACAAACCTAGATAAAATTCAATTGTTAAACGTAGACGAGCAAGGCAATGCTTACGGAGTCGAGAACTATTACAATGGACAAGAAAGACTTAATCGAATTATTCTATTAAACAATTTAAGTGAAAAAGCAAAGAGTGGAGAATATCAATGTATATTAAGGCAAAGTTATATCATTCAAAGAAGTTATAGTATAAATACATTTATAAGCATAAACAAATCCAATCAAAGTGCTAGTTATTTATTAACCTTTCAGACTAACTCTTCTATACAGAGCGCTACACTTGGAGCGTTAAAGTTTGTAATTAATGTTGGTTCTACTAATGAATGGACTGATTTTAATAGTGTTACATTACCAACTAGCAATAACACAACACTTAAGACTTCAACTTACAATTATTTTGACTCTTCAGATAGTCCTGTCATTAATTTATTTGCGGTTACTTATTCATCAACTTTATTAGAAATACATAAGGTAATAAATAATGACACTTCTTTGTCAATAGATAATACTGACGATTATAAAAGCGTAATAGGTGGGACAGGTCATATAGAATGCGCCCCTGTTAGTGCAAATAAGATGTATTTTATACTTTTTGAAGAGTTAAATAGTTCAGGTACATCTACCTATAAGCTACATTTTTTAAGTTACGATAACGGAGAAATATTCACTAATAAAGTTCTAAGTGGTAATACATATTATCATCAATCACAAATTATAACTCCAATGCCTAGAATAAGAATAGATGTAGTCAACAATATTCCTTTTATTGCATATAATATTATGAGTTTAGAGTCTACTGATAAAGCCGAATTATATTTTGGGACTTTTCCTGGAGTAGCTGAATATGATTATCTATTTAAAATAGAGGATACTGTATTGACTTATAGGACGTACGCCGTTTCTAACGTATATAATATCTATTATTTAACGATAGCTTATCAACCTTATAATAACGGCTCACCTGATACAACTCATTACAATGTAAGAACAACCAAACTAATTTATAACCAAATAAATTATAATGGCTCTTCTTATGAAAATATAAACTCATTAATACCCTCACAAGGGATATTACAAGATAATCAAGGCAATATTATTTTCGCTAGGAACTTATATAATTATAAAAATTTTGATAATTATTCTTACTCTGTTTTGAATGTTCCTAATAATTACTTGAATGAGATAGAAATAGCTGAAGAACTTTTGTTAGGTAAAACTAATACGACATTAATCGATAGCTTAAGTTCCATTACTAAAAATGTATATGAAGATTTATATATAAACTTCAATAATCAATTATTAATGAGTAATCAAAACGAGTCAATATATGTAGATAATCTTGAGGGAGCAATAAGATTAAATAAATCTTTCGGGAAATTGTTAGACTATGAAGATAGCAAAGCTAATAAAATACGTGTTACTTACGACGATGATAGTAGTTATATAACGAGTGCACATAACACTATCAATAATGATGTATGTACTTATGAAATCGGAATACACGTTCCAAATGATAAAAACATCTCTAAGATTGAAATAATAAGTAATGACGAGCTGACAACTTATCAAACAATAAATAATCTTAATTTAGAAAATAATAAATACTACATAATCACTCAAGATGTGTATGTAGTTTAGAAAGGGTGATTATATGGCTTTAATAACTTATACAGATAAACAAGCAATAGGTACTCAACCTAGTATACCTGATATAAACAAAGTAACTGACTCTGATATGAACGAAATAAAAAGTGTAGTTAATACCAATGCTAACGAATTAGATAGTATGGGAACCACTTATCAATATTACTTAACGACGGTTAGTGGTAGTTTATCTCCTAGTTCTTGGACGACAGCTTGTACCAACTATACTACGGCAAATTTACCAAGTGGCACATATTTATTTATTTGTTCCATAACATATACAGGTTCAGGAACGGGAATTGTTTCAACTGATATGGTAATAGACGGAAGTAGAAAAGGTAATATATCAAGAGCTACCGCTCCTTTAGTCAATGGCTTGGGGTCAACTACTAACGCTAGTTGTGTTATCAAATTTAATAGTAGTGCTACACATACTTTGAATATGAGTGCTTATTGTAGTGTAGCTTGTTCACCAAACAATGCTTATTTTGAAATAATAAGGCTTAAATAAGGAGGGTTACTATGAGTGATGATTTAATCGAAGAAAAATTTAAAGTACACGAGGAAAAAATAGCAAACCACGAGGATAGAATAACTAACCTAGAAAAGACTTATATTATAATGGCTAAAATGGAAACTACTTTAAAGAATGTACAAACAGATATAACAGATATGAAAGACAAGATAAGTAAAAATACCGAAGAAAAAGCGTTTAAATGGGATAAACTAATAGACTATCTATTCTACGCAATTCTAGCTTATTGCTTATACAAGCTAGGAATAAAAAAATAGGAGGTAAGATATGATAAAAATAATAAACGTATATAAAGACTCAAGAGTTATGGAAATGACTTCTAGTTCTAATTTAGGTCTAGGAGTCAAGACCGATAACGATGTAGACTTGTTAAGGTTTACTTTTGATGAAATGATTGTTGGAACGGCTACTTTATTAACTAGCTTAACTGATGATAACGGCGACTTAGTAGCTTTCCCTTTAACTATCAATGAAGAAGAAAACTCATACGACTTAGAAGTAACAAATTATGTAGCAAGTCAAACAAACTATACTATCCAAGTAGAGATAGTAAACGATAATATGATATGGCACTCTAAACAAGCCGATATTATCCTAGACGAATGCTTAGAAGTTGGCGAGGGTGAAATGCCTACTACCATAGAAAATTGGTTACAAAATGCCAATCTAGTAATGAGTGGCTATCAAGATAAAATCGACGAATGGGAAACCGAAGTTGAACAAGCCGTAACAGGTGCCGAAAACGTAAATATAGAAGTAGAAGAAGGACAAGACTTATACAACGTCACCATTACCGATAGAGAGGGTAACGAATATCAAGCCGTTATTTATCAAGGTAAGAATGCCGTTATAAGTGGAGCTACGGCTAGTGTAGACAATACTGTAGGAACTCCAAATGTAGTGGTAACTATGGGAGGTACGGAGTCCAATAGAACTTTTGACTTTGCATTCCATAACCTAAAAGGTGATAAAGGTGATAAGGGAGATAAAGGCGACCCTGGAGCTATTAGATTTGAAATAGTGGAACAATTACCTACTACCGATATAGACGAAAATACCATTTATTTAGTACCAATTACACCTGATACTGACGATAATAATTATGAAGAATATATTTATGTTAATGGCGAATGGGAGCTATTAGGTAAAATAGGAGTACACGTTGACTTATCTAACTACTATACTAAAAGTGAAACTAACACTTTATTAAATGCTAAAGAAAATACATCTAATAAAGTAACAAGTATAAGCTCAAGTAGTACAAATACTCAATACCCTAGTGCTAAATGTGTATATGATAGCCAAGCTACACAAGATACTAAAATAACTAACCTAGAAAACCAAGTCTTTGGTGATGAAACTATAGAGGGTGAGGGTACTTCTCTTACACTAGACGGAACATTAAAAGGACAATTTAATTCTATAGATTTAAAAGGCAATACTTCTCAAGACGGAACACCAACACCTACAAGTCCTATACCTGTTAATGTAGTAAGTGGAGATAATGAGATAGTAGTTAATGGTAAGAATTTATTTAGTGGAGAACCTTATCAAGCAAATGCTGTTATTCAAGCAAATGGTACTATTAATTCTAATAATAATAACGATTTATTTAAAACAATTGTTGAACCTAATCAAACTTATACTATATCTATAACAAGCACAGAAACAACTGCTAATAGAGATATAAGGATTGTTTCTTATACAATGGGTGGAACATATATAGAAGCAACTGTATCATATAAACAAATAAAACCAAATATAACAACAACACAAACTTTTACAACTCCAGCAAATGCAGGGTATATTCTATATTACGTTCTTCATAATAGCAAAGATGTTATGCTAGAAAAAGGCTCTAGTGCTAAAGATTACGAACCCTATCAAGGTAATACCTATAATATAGATTTACCAGAGGGTATGGAACTATGTAAAATAGGAAACTATCAAGACTACTTCTATAAAGATAGTGATAAGTGGTATTTACATAAAGAGATAGGTAGTAAAGATTTTACATCTACAAATATGACTATGAATTACTTAAATGTTTATGATGATTATAGAAGATTAATGATTACTAAGACTACAATAGGTATTCCTACAGGGTGGGTAAGTGGTCTAGCATTGTGTAATTATTTTAAAGAGATAAGTGGTTCTACACCAATTTCAATAGGTACATTTAATACTGATAAAGATAGTGCAAACTTATTTGTATATCTACCAACTACAATAAATACACTAGCTGAGGCAAAAACATATATGGATAGTCTAGCAAATAGTAAGATTTATTATGTCTTAACCACTCCAACTAATACTGAAATAACATATCAACCATTAATAGACCAATTAAATGAATTAGAGAAAGCTCAATCTAAAGAAAATCAAACTAATATATTTCAAGTAAATAATGATTTACCTTTTATTATAAGTGCTAGTGCTTTCTTAAATAACATAAATGGAAAGATAGCATTATTAAATAAATTAACGGAGGTATAATATGAAGAAAGTTAAAAAGATAAGTAAATATGTGATGAATGTACTTGCTATGATTAATGCAATCATAGTAGGTCTTTCACCTATATGGGGTTGGCATTTAGAAAAAGTAACTGATAGTATAGTAGTTATTACTGGAATAATAGGCTTGTACCTAGTTGGTGGCAAGTTGTTTGAAACTAAGGAGAGTGGTAAGTAATGGCATATCAAAGAGCTTATTTCCCTATGAAATATTTAAAAATAGTTCAAGGATATGGTGAGGGGACATTATCCCATAAATACGGCTTTCCTATAGATATGAACGGAAAAGGTGCTAATACTATTGAAAAGATATACGCTCCTTTTGATTGTAAGGTTACTAAATTATTTCAACCAAAAGACACTAAAAATAACGCTAATACTGTATGGCTAACTTCTACTAGAAAGGTATTATGTTGCAATGGCTATTATGGATATTTGACAATGTCTATTACTCACCCAAGTGGAATATCTAAAATGAAACTAGGTAAAACTTATAAGCAATGGGTTTGTATATTAGAAGAGGGTTCTACAGGACACGCTCAAGCTCCTCACGCTCATATAGAACTAGCTAAAGGTAAAAAAGCTAATTGGCATAGCGACCACGGACAATGGGTAATTGATAATGGAGTCAAGCCTGAAGAGTATCTATTTGTATCAGACGACACTATTATTTATAAAAACAACTTCAACGGACATCTAGGAAAACTAATTAAAGAAAAAGATATTACTTATAAGGTAAAAGGTGTACCTAGTGAGCCTTTGATAATAAGAAGTCTACCATATCCGTTAGGTCATAAAATAGGGGAGTTATACAATGGTGATGAAGTTATCAAATTTAACGACAAAGCTAAAATATATCATTATGAGTGTTTAGGATATACTTCTAACAAATATCTTAAGAAGTAAATAGAGTGTAAAAAGCTCTATTTTCTTTTTGCCATTTTCTTTAGGTATATCTCTATATTTGATATAATTAAAGTGGCAAAACAAAGCCCCCTTTGTATGCTTTTATTGGAAGTGCTATTGGGAATTATTTAAAGGTTCTGTTCCCTAGTAGCATAGAGATAGATATAAAAAAGATAATAGTAAAAAGGTATACTTGTGTTTAGCTGACACAATTCTATTTGAGCAAGTCAACGCATTGTTTAAGTGACGATTAAACAAAAACCTTATATCTGTTTCTATGGTGCTATTAAGTGCCAATGCTCATTTCAGTGGTAGAGGTAGAGTGCTATCATTAAAAAAAGACTAGGCGTTGTCCTAGTTCTTTTTATATGTCTTTTATTATAGCATTTACAATACTAACAGCCTCTTCAAAACCCTCGCCGTATTCGCACATATAAATATCTATTAAAGTATCGCTTAAATCTTTTATAATATTATTTAATCGCTCTATCTCTTCTTTTTGTTTTTTTATTTCTCTTGTTAAATAGTCGTATATTCCGTCACTATTATTATGTTTTGTTTTATTTTTTATATTTGTTAAGGGTATATCCATTTCTTGTCAACTCCTTTTCTTATAGTATAACTCGTTTATATTAAAATCTCTATATTTACTCATCAAGTATCTTTCGGCGTGTTCCCACATTACCTCTCTAGATGTAGTATCATCAAATTTATGGTGACAATCCTCACAATTAGTTATGATGTTACGTTCTATACCTAATCCACCTTGACTCCTTTTTATAAAATGGGAGTTAGCCATATTCCACGGAACTAACTTACCACAGAATATACAACGATGATTGTCACGTTCCCACACGATTAATTTTGTTTTCTTTGTGATACCTAATTCACGTGTTCTTTTAGTTGGCTTATTAGTCTTATACTTCTTATCCTTACAACCTATACAATAGTTATAAGGTATTTCTTTCTTGAGTAATTTACAATACAATTTACCATTAATCTTTAACTTCAAATTGATACATTTTTTCATAATTTTACCTACTTTCTACCTACCATTTTGGTAAATTTTAAGTAAGTGAAGTGAAGTTTACTGACGTTTAAATGCCTAAAGTATGGGTTTTCTGACGTTTACTGAATTTTAATATTTCTTATTTTTAATTCCCGTACGGGTCACCATGTTGACTAGAAAGTCCCTTAAATAGGGGCTTTTTTAAATGCCAACCTCACTTTACCTACTATTTTACCTACTATTTGAGGTTATTTAAAATGTTACTCATCTCAAGTAACTCACTATTATATAAATGTGTATATGTATTTAGTGTTATTGTTATATTAGAATGTCCTAAGTATTTTGATACTAAGTTGATACTAGCTCCTTGATTAATTAATAAACTAGCACAGGAGTGTCTAAAGTCGTGGACTCTAATACGACGTAAATTAGCTTTATCACAATATTTATTTTTGTATTTTTGTATAGTAGACTCTTTAAATGGAATTGAGTTTCCAAACACAAACCAATTAGAAGAGTAGTTGATATATTCACGCGCCTTATTTTGCGTAGTTTTAAGCTCATTTAAGAGCGTTTCCGTCAAAGGTAAGGTTCTTGTACTATTTTTAGTTTTTGGCGTGGAAATCGTCCATAATTCGCCTTTTATTTTAGTTGTTAGTGTCTTAGTAATGCTAACTTCTTTTTTTGTGAATGAAATATCATTCCAGGTAAGAGCTTGTAACTCACCTTGTCTAAGTCCTAAGTAGAATAGACAATCAAAGAAACAAGTCCAAATGTCACTATTAATGACACTTCTAAACTTTCGATATTCTTCTAGAGTAAAGAAATCCATTTCTTTTTTAAATACGTTTACGTTCCTATAGTTTTCTACAAACTTAACTATATAATCGCTAGTGCCGTGATATTTAGAAGAGTAGTTTACTATAGCTTTAAAGAGTCCAAGTATCTTATTCTTATAATCATTTGTAAGACTAGACTTATCTAACTCTAGTTTGTACTTTTGATAGAGTGGTAGGGTAATATCGTTTATTTTCTTATCGTGTAATGGTTCTAGATGTTTAAATAGGTTCTTATCCCTATTTAAGGTTTGTTTTTTTACCTTAAGACTCTTGTCATTTTCAAACTCTAAATAGGCTTGATTAAGAGTGATGTTATTATTATCGGTTTTAAGTTCATTAATCTTTATCCTATATAGAGCCTCTTCTTGTTTAGCTTGTTTTTTAGTTAAGTAGTTCTTAGACGCATATATCTTATAATTGCCGTAGATGTCTTTATAACCTACTTTAAAGTAGTATTTACGTCCGTCTTTGTTTGGCTTAGTTGATGTATAAACCCCCATTTATATATTCCACCTCCTTTATTCCTTTTCTTCTATCAAGCTATCAATAACTTTGTTGACTACTTTTTTATTAGGTGTACTAAGGTGTTTGTACTTTTCTATATATATAGAAAAATCTTCTATGTCTACATCATAACCTAACAGATAAACCTCAGATACACTTAAAGCGTTAGATATATCCATTAATCTTTTTTGTTTAGGAAGACATTTACCATTAAGGTATCCTGAAATTATACCTTTATTAAGATTTAACTTATTAGCTAGTTCTATAGGTTTCATATTTCTATAGGCAAGAGCTTTCTTTAATCTTATTTTAAAATCTTCTATTGGTACACTCATAATATCACCCACACTCATTATAACAAAAAAAATGTAAAATGTAAAAAAAAGTTAAAAAATTGTAACTTTGGTATTGAAAAAGAAAAAAATATTTGCTATACTTTATTTGAGGTTAGAAAAAGGTAACCAAAAAAGGAGGTGCAAATATGGACTACACACTACTAAGAGGAGCCGTTAGAAGAAAGTATGGAACCCTTAAAGATTTTAGTAAGACTTTAGGAATTACACAAACGGCATTAGGACTTAAGTTAAGTGGTAAACAATCATTTACCTTTAAACAAATAGTAAAAATGGTTGAATTACTAGAACTTACAACTGATGATATAGGCGATTATTTTTTTACAAAAGAAGTTAGAAAAAGGTAACTAATAGGGGGACAAAATGAAACAAGAAATACTAAGCCGAGATTATATGACGGCTGAAGATTTAAAAAAGCTCATACCGACTATGGGAAGAGCTAATTGTACTAAAGAGATAAAAAAGTTAATAGAAGAGTTGGAAAGTAAAGGCTATTACATACCAAAAACAAAGCCTTACATAGTACCTACTGAAGAAGTTATAAAAAAGTTTCACATAAAAAAGGGAACTTAGAAAGCTCCCAAACTTAATTATAACACCTTTCATAGAAAGGCAACTTAATTATATCACGATAGAAAGGAAAAGGAAATATGAAAAGATTAAACTATAAAAACATACTAATACTAATACTTATGATAGGAGCTAGCGTTGGAGTCGTTAAGGACTTTATACAATTAATGTCAGGTTTTACTTACACCTGGTTTGGACTAGCTACAGGACTTATCAATTTAATTATATTAGGTAAAGGTATGGACTATTTAAGAGGTTAGATTATGTCAGTATTTAGAGTCAATAAAACAAAAGATTATGTGGTTATGAGTAAGTATCATTTAAAGGAAAAAAGAATGTCTTTAAAAGCTAAAGGTTTGTTAAGCGAGATGTTGAGTTTACCTGATGATTGGGACTACTCAGTTATGGGTTTATCAGAAATTAATATCGAAAGTCGTAATTGTATCAACTCAATACTTAATGAACTAGAAGAGTTTGGATATTTAAAAAGAAATAGGAATTATGTAAATGGAAAAATAGAAAGTTGGACTTATGACATTTACGAAAAACCACTATATCTCAAAAATGAAGATATAGAAAATGAAGATATAGAAAACCTAGATATAGAAAATGATACACAATTAAATAATAAAGAATTAAATACTAATAAATTAAATAATAAAGAATATAAGAGGTTTGTAAAACCCACTCTAGAGCAAGTAAAAGAATATTGCCTAGAAAGGAATAACAATGTAGATAGTGAAAGGTTCTTTAACTACTACGAGGCTAATGGTTGGGTACAAGGTAAATCAAGAAAACCTATAAAAGATTGGAAAGCCTGTATAAGAACGTGGGAACAAACTGATAAGAAACAAGACAAGCCTAGTTGGTTTAATCAAGACATAGCTAAAGAAGAAATGTCAGACGACGAGCTAGAGCAATTAAGAAAGGAACTTAACTTATGAAATATGAAGTAGAGAAAGATAAATACTTAAATAAATGGGTGGTTTGGTTTGTTGTAGGAAGTGGAAAGTTTGATATATACCACGGCACTACTAAAAAGGAGTGTACCAAATGGCTAAAGACAATTATATGAGTCCAAAAGAATGGCAAATGTTTAATGAACAAAAAAAGAAAGACAAAATATATAACGATAATAGAGTCTATTGTAAATGTGGGCATAGTTTATCAATATTCCCTAAGACTATAAACAAAATATGTAGTAATTGTGGACGTTTAGTATTTAGGGATAAAGAGTTACAAGAAATTTACGATAGAGAAATGGAAAAACGTGAAAAGAAAATGAAATTTAAAAAGGAATTGAGGAAATATTTATGATGATAGCACTAAACGAATGGCAATATAACTTACTAAGAAAATTAGAAAAGGAAAATTGCTCTAACTATGAAATGAGAGAAATAAAAGGGGATTTTTATATAACTATTGATGATTTAATGGACGCATTAGGCGAAACACAAAACTATAGACAATATGCTGAAGAAAAAGTAGTAGAGTTAAGCGACAAGATAAACACTATACCTAATGTAGAGTGTGACTCGCTACAATTAAGTACTATAAAAGCACTTAACGAATTAAGAATAGAAAACGACAAGCTAAAGAAAGATTTAGAAGCAATAAAAAACACATTAAACGAAGACGACTACGATAAGTTAGCAATGGAGGGAGTAGAATTATGAAAAGTACAATAGCTAAGAAAAGCGAGGGCTACGGATATAAATATACCGAACTAGCCGACATAAATAAGTATTGTGAAGATAACGATATAAGATACTATCAAGAAATAGAAACGAATGAGATAAACCAAAAAGACTACATTATTACTTACATAACTAAAGATGAAGAAACAACTAAACATAGAGGTTGTCAAATAGTAGAGGCTCGTTTAAGTGGCATTAATAACCCAGTTCAAGCGTATGGTTCAAGTCTTACATATTGCCGTAGATATTCACTATTAATGGCTCTAGGACTAGCTACTGAAGACGACGACGGAGCAAGTCTAAGCGAAATGACTAAGGAACAAGCTGAAAAATATACTATAAACTTCGGTAAACATAAAGGTGAATTACTTACTGAATTAGTAAAGGAACACGACCCTTATATAGACTGGTTACTAAATAATTCAAAAGACGAGGGATTGCTTAAAGCTATAGAAATACTTACAGGTAGAACTCCTAAGACTGAAGAAGAGCAAGACGAAAGACTAGAACTTACTGAAAAGCTACAACGTATCATAGTAGACAAAGAATTAGATATAGAAAAGATATGTGAATACTACAAAGTAAAACGTGTGTCAGAACTATCTAACGAGCAAGTTAAGGAAATAATAGAAAAGAGAGGTTAAAAAAGGTGTCAGATATATTAGGTTATTTAATAGCTATTCTAGCCTGTGTAGGATTATTAGTTTTAGTAGGTATAGGAATAGATAAAGACGTTAAAAATTGTGAGGATAATGGTGGCGTTTGGATAAAACATTATATGGGTGGACAATGTTTAACTAAAGAGGATATAGAAAAATTAAGAGGTGATGAATAATGAATATACAAGACGATAAACAATACAAGATATACGAAAAGGAACTAAACGGGGTTAAATACTACAGACTCCAATTAAGCAAGAAAATGCAAGACGGCTCATATCAAAACGGATATATAGACGTGAAGTTTGCTAAGTGCGAACCTCCAAAAGATAAAGAAAAGATTTACTTAAAAAATGCTTTCTTAAGTTTCTACCTAAGTAAAGATAAACATACGATACCTTATGTAGTATGTATGGGTTATGAAACAGTAGAACAAGTGATAAAGGAAAGTAAGAAAGATATAGTAAAACAAGATAATGACGATTTATTTGCCGAATTTGGTAGAGAGCATAAAGACGACGAGTTTGAACTTCCGTTTTAGGTGGTAAATATGGATTTATTTAACGAATTACAAGCTAAACAAACTCAATTAAATGTATCTATAAAAAAGTTACGTGAAACAGGCTCTAATTATGCTAAAGCCGAACGTGATTATAAGATACTACTAAGACAAGAAGTATTAAAGCTAAGGGACGAGGGACAAGCTATAGGAGTTATATCACTTATTTGCTATGGTATACCCTCAGTCGCTAAAGCTAGGTTTGATAGAGATGTAGCTGAAACGATTTATAAAGCAAACCAAGAGGCTATTAATACGTTAAAGCTAGAAATAAGGCTTATAGAGAGTCAATTACAAAGAGAATATACAAATATACCAAATAATTAGAAAGAGGTTTAAAAATGAGTAAAATAAACGCAATACTAGCACATTTAGAAGAAAAAGGAAACATAACAAGTTGGGAGGCTATAAAAGAATATGGAGCAACTAGATTATCAGCTATTATATATGATTTAAGACATCGTTATGGAATGCCAATAGAGAATGAATGGATAGAATTTACTGATAGGTTCGGTAGTAAATCTAGATACGTAAAATACACTTACGATAAAGATAAAAAAAGGGGTGATAAATAATGAAGTTTATAGCTGGGTTATTTGTAGGTAACTTAATAGGATTTTTAATAGCTGTTTTTTGTAACATAGCTAGTGACTTAAGAGATTATGAAGATGTAGATATAGAAGTAGAAAAAGATAATAAGGAGTAGAAATGAAAAAGATATTAATAATACTTACAGGGGTGTTATTGGTATATGGAGAGCCAGTACTCGCAAATAATGAGCTAACTGGTATAGCGATAGCTAGAAAAATTAGCAAAAGTGTGAAAAAGACTTCGCAAAAGAAGAAAAAAGTTAAAAGTGCGAAAAAAGTTCTTTCAAAAAATAAGAAAAAGGTAGTTTCAAAGAAAAAAATACAGAAAAAACGTAAAAAAGTCGTTCAAACTAGAATTAAATATAACATAAGTGAAATACAAAGTTATACTTATAGCTTAGTTAAAAGCTATGGTTGGAGTGATTATGACTGGGAATGCTTGGTTAAGCTATGGAATAGAGAAAGTAGTTGGAATCCTAACGCAGTAAATAAAAAAAGTGGAGCTTGTGGTATTCCTCAAGCCAATCCTTGTAGTAAAGCTAGTAAAGGAACTGATTATAGGACTAATTGGAAAACACAAGTAAGATGGGGATTAAATTATATAAAAAAAAGATATGGAACTCCATCAGAAGCATGGAAACATAGTCAAGATATAGGGTGGTATTAATGAAAATATTAAGCAACAAAGAATATCAAAGAATAACAAAGAATTTTGATGAATTAATGAATAGATACTATGAGTTAGATACGGAGTTTGCAAAATGTAGACTCCAACTCATAGAAATAAGAAATGTATTTGATAATAAAAAATTAGATACACCAGACAAAAGAATAAACAGGATAAAGAAGATAATCAGAAAGAGTGATAAAGAGTGAAAACATTTACTATAAATAATCATAAATGGGTAATAGAAGAAAAACCAAACGAAGAATTACTAGAGATATATAACAAAAGAACTGGTAATAATGCTTATATGTGTAATGGCTTAACTTTCTATAAAGACCATAAAATATGGATAGCTAAAGAATTATGTGAAGATGAAAAGATAAGAACATTAAAGCACGAATTAACTCATTGTTATATATGGGAAATGGGCTTTTACAATGTAGAATTTAATTATGAAGAAGTTATATGTGATTTTGTGGCAACAATACACGATTTTATAAACGAGGTGATAAAGAGTGAATGAACCACAATATAAACCAATAACAGGTATGATTAATGTAAATGATATACAAGAAATTATAGAAAATAACAGGTATTATCAAGAAGAAATAGAAAGATTAAATAATATCATAAAAGAAGTAAGAGAATATATAAATAAAATAAGTAGTGAACCTAATGTGTTTGGGCATTATGCAATAGATGGCGATTGTAAAAAATGGTTATTAGAAATATTAGATAAGGAGAAAGAATAATGAAATATGTAGTAGTAGATATAGGTTGCATAGAATGTGGAGAACCTAGTAGTGTATTAGGAATATTTACAGACAAAGAAAAAGCAATAGAGATTAGTAAAAAATGTGAAGAATATCAAGAAAAAAATTGGACAGGTCAACACTATTTTGAAATATATGAAGTTGATAAAGAAAACGAGTTAATTAATGATTATTACATTAAAGGGTTAAAGGAGAATATATGAAAGTAATAGAACTTTTAAATAAGATAGCAAATGGAGAAGAAGTGCCAAAAAAAATAAAATATAAAGGAGATTATTGGTATTTAAAACAAAAATATGCTAACAGATTGCCTTATTATAGTAATGGGTATGATAAAGATAATCTTTTTACAGGCGACGAAGAAGAATATTTTTCAGAGTCTTTAAATGATGAAATAGAAATAATAGAAGAAGATAATAAGATAGAAAAGTTGGAAAGGTTTATTCCACAAAGAGAAAGTGATACTTATTGCACTAAATATAATGAAGTAGCCGATAAAATCAATGAAATAATAGAGGTATTGAATGAACGAGATATACAAAGACATTAAAGGTTATGAAGGACTTTATCAAGTAAGCAATTTAGGCAATATAAAAAGATTAGAGTATACAAAATATAATTCACTAACAAAAACAAATTCAGTATATAAAGAGCATTTGATAAAAAAAATTATTAACAAAAATGGTTATTATCAAGTAACATTATGTAAAAATAGCAAAATTAAGCCAATTAATGTACATAGATTAGTTGCAGAAGCTTTTATACCAAATAAAGAAAATTTGTCTTGTATAAATCATATAGATGGTAATAAAAATAACAATAGAGTAGATAATTTAGAATGGTGTTCTTTTAAGTATAATATACAACACGCATATAAAAATAATTTGATGTCAAATTGTAAAAAAGTTAAACAATATAATTTAATTGGTAATTTTATAAAAGAATACAATTCAATAAATGAAGCAAGTAAACAAACAAGTATAAATCAAGGGAATATATCTATGTGTATATTAGGCAAAAGAAAAACAGCTGGTGGTTATATTTGGAAATATAAGGAGGTAAAATAGATGTATTTTCTTTGGGCTAGAAGAAGGCCAATAGAGGGAAAGGGGTTTCCGTATGAGTATATAACCTCCTTTTCTAATATAGACCAAAGATTTTATATAACCGACCAACTAGATAGAAATGTCTATATGGAATGTATGGTAATAAGTGGTGAACAATGTGTATTCTACAGAGAATTTGAAAAACCCTATGTATACAAATTAAGGAGGAAAAATGAAAACTAAATTATTAGAGATAATAAATCATTATGGTATAGAAAACCAACAAAGGAAGATACAAGAAGAAGTGTTTGAGTTACAAGAGGCTATAACGTGCTATGAGTATAATGATATGATTAAAGACTTAACAAAAATAAACTTCAAACCTATTAAGGAGCATATAGAAGAAGAAGTCGCTGACGTATGCGTTTTACTAATGCAATTTTGTAACTATTATAAATTAAATGTTGGTAACATAGGACAAATAATAGATAAAAAAATAGATAGACAATTAGAAAGGATAAAGAATGAAACCAATAATTGAATGGCTAAGTAGATATGGTGCCGAGTATGACGTACCAAATAAGAAACTATACATAAGAAAGCCAATGCAAGTGGGGGATTTTGTAGAGCTAAAGAAGATAGTAAAAAAATTAGGCGTAGAAGAAATAATAGTAGAGAGTGGAGGTAAATTATATGGTAAAAAAATATGAATTTATTAAGAATGGTTTAGACGATTATACCCTTAAGTACAAAGACAAAGAAATACAATTTTGTAGTAAGGTAGAATTTATAAAAGACCTACAAGAAGTACAGAAAAACGCTAGGTTAAAAATGATAAGTGACTTAGCTAAAGAGGGAATGTCAGTACAAGACTTAATTATTAAGAAAACCGAGGGAGCTAAGACAATAGAAGACCATTCTAATAAAGATTATGTAGAACAAGGCTACATACAACAAGAACAAGTAAAAGTAATAGATAACATTTGTAAGAAGATGTTTAATATGGACGCTAGTACGTTAATATTAGAGTTAGGGTTTACTGAAGAAAAGGAAGTAGAAGACTTCTACACAGAATTTGGCGACATATTGGCTGGCTCACTTCCCAGGGGATAACGAGTCTAAAAAGGGAGGTAAAATGATTATATGCCTCCCTTACGACTTAAAAGATATATACCCTTTTTGGTGTAGGAATTATGGAAATATCAAGTTTGACGATTTATTGACGTTAGGCTATGAAGAATTTAGTCTTAAAATTAATAGCATTCCCAAAAATGAACCGCTATACGATATAATTAAGTCAAGAGCAATCAACTTGGAGTCCATAAAAGATAAAGACGAGCGTAAATATTGGCGTGAGTTAAAAAGAACAAATAAGATACCTGATATTTATATACCTACTGAAACCATAAGAAATGAGTTAAAAAAAGAAATTGGAAAAGTAAAGGTGGACTAAATAATGGTAAATGAAGATTTAAAAAATTTTATGGATAACTTAACTATCCTTAATAAGGACTATAGCGAGTATTTTAACAAAGAAAAAGGGACAAAGTATATGGTACCTAATAGTTACGTATTTGCAAGATGTGACTATCTAGAATTAACTAACGACGAATTAAAAAAAGAAAGGTTCGCTCAGAACATAAACAAAGAACCTAAAGAGTTTAATCAAATAGAGTCAACTAGACCAGTACCTAAGTACGAAACAACTAAAAGAGAAGAAGATAAGTACACGATTATTGACGGAAAAGTAAAAGTTAATCAAGTATGGCGTGTAAGTAATGGTATGAAATTTATACAAACATTCAATGATAAAGAAAAAGCCTTAGAGTTCCTAGACTCAATAAATGAGCCTCTTAAAAAGCTCTAATAAAATAGGGTTGTATTAGTGGGAACTAGGGAGCCGAGGTATAGACTAGTAGACGGGTTAAGGTATCGGCTTAGAAAGGTATAAAAATGAAGTATAAGATAATCATACCAACTTATAATAGCGAAAAATGGATAAAGAAGTGTATAGACTCGGTACTTAGTCAAACATATAAAGACTTTATGTTAGTGTTAGTTGATGATATGAGTACGGATAACACAGTTAATCTTATTAAAGAGTATAACGATGAAAGAATGTATCTTATAAGGCTAGAAGAAAAACGCTATAATGGTGGAACTAGAAACGTAGGTATACAAGCTCCATTATATAGCGACTATACATTATTCTTAGATAATGACGATTGGTTCTATAACAATAAATGTCTTGAGTTGATAAATGAAACTATATTAAAGAACGATAAACCAGATTGTGTTAGTTTATCCTATAGGTTTGAAATGGGTGTAGGAGGTCAAGATGTAGTTCTAGAAAGAAATACACCTCAAGAGTTAGTTAATAGCTTATATATAGCTCCGTGGACTAAATGTATAAAAAGCGAATTGATACAACCATTTCCCGAAAATACTCTTATGGAGGATTTATCTCAACATATAAAGCAATGTGATGTTATAGAGTCAGTAGTATCTATTAAAGAGCCTATAGTAGTATGGAATAGAAACAATAAACAAGCTATAAGTATAAGCCCAAGTGAAAAGCGTAAATCTAGTGAGTATAGACAGATAGCCGATGTAATGGACTTAGAGCTCACTCACGATTATTGTATAAAACAAAAGGAGTATCGTATTAAAGCAATGTTAGACACGATACTAAAAGGTAAACACTTATGGTAAATATATTTTATTTTCAAGACCTTAACGTAGTAGGTGGTACGGAGTCATTTCTTTACTACTTATCAAAAGAATACAATAACTTTATCGTGATGTATGAAAGAGCCGATATAGAACAAGTTAAAAGGCTATCAGAACGTGTAGAGTGTAAATGGTGGAATGGTGCTGAAGAGTTAGAATGCGATAGACTATTCGTAAACTACTACGGGAATAGAATAATAGATAAGACTAAGGCTAAAGAGTATATTCAAATTATACATTGTGATTATAAGGCTCAAGGAATACTACCAAACATAAACCCACGTATAACTAAGTTTATAGGTGTATCAAAACAAGTGTGTAAGAGCTTTGAAGAGCTAACAGGTAGAAAGTGCGAGTTAATATACAATCCGATAAAGGTAGATAAGCCTAAGAAGTTATTAAAACTAATTAGTGCTACAAGACTAACTAAAGAAAAAGGTAAGTCTAGAATGGAGAAACTAGGGAAATACCTCAATGAAAAAGGAATAAATTATATATGGTATGTATTCACGGACGATATAAAGGCTATAGATAACCCTAATATAGCGTATATGAAACCTAGATTAGACATAACAACCTATATAAATGAATGTGACTACCTAGTACAATTAAGTGATAGTGAGGCTTATTGCTATTCAGTAGTAGAGTCACTTCTATTAAAGGTACCTGTTATCATAACGGATTTACCTGTATATAAGGAAATAGGTATAGACGAAAACAACGCAATTATATGCGATATGGATATGCAAAATATCCCAATAGATAGAATAATCAATAATGATATAAAAGTATCTTATAAACCACCTAAAAGTGAGTGGAATAGATACTTAGATAATAACGGAAAATATAACCCTAAAGAAAAAGTATATGTAAGAGCAATAAGGGACTACTACGATATGGAAGAAAAAGAAGATAAGAATATGTTTAGTGACCCTTATCTAGTTACTCATAAAAGAGCTATATACTTAAGTGAGTTAGGGTTAGTAAGAAAGGTGTAAGTATGAAGTTAAAAATAGAGTATGTAGATATAGATACAATAAAACCATATAAGAATAATGCTAAGAAACACCCTAGAGAGCAAATAAACCAGATAAAGAAGTCTATAGAACAATTTGGCATGGACGACCCTATAGGTATATGGAAAAATGAAATAGTAGAAGGACATGGTAGATTAATAGCCTGTAAAGAATTAGGTTACAAAGAAGTACCTATAATACGTTTAGACCATTTAACAGATGAAGAAAGAAAAGCTTATACTCTAGCACATAATAAATTAACTATGAATAGCGACTTCGATTTGGATATGTTAGAAGAGGAACTAAATAACTTAAAAGAGCTAGATATAGATATGGAGGATTTTGGCTTTGACATACCAGAAGAGCAAGAAAACAACCAAGCCGAAGAAAGCGACGACCAATTTGATGATATAGAAAAACTAGAAAAACATTATGGTGTACCATATCAAGGTAATAAATCTAGAATAGCTGATATAATAATTCACATATTACCTAAAGGCAATAGATTAGTTGATTTATTCGGCGGGGGGGGGAGCATAACCCATTGTGGTTTATTAGCTAACAAATGGAATGAGTATTTATACAACGATATAAACCCTTTAATTACTACTCTATTTATGGACGCTATAAATGGCAAATATCACAATGAAAGAAGAGTTATAACTAGAGAAGATTTCGAAAACTTAAAAGACACGGACTCTTATGTAAAATATATATGGAGCTTTGGGAATAATGGCACGGGGTATTTATGGGGCAAACATATAGAAGATATAAAATGTACGGCTTGTCATTCATTGTTAGACGAAAATTTAACGGATAGGCGTTTAGCATTCGTACACTTCTTACAAAAGCTTGAAAATACTCAAGATACAACACCTAATAGACTAGCTCCTTTAGAGAGATTACAAGCTCTTACACAGTTAGAGGCACTACAAAGGTTAGAGGCACTACAAAGGTTAGAGATTTCAAACATAGACTATAAAGATTACAAGTACAAAAAAGGCGATATAGTTTATTGCGACGTGCCTTACGAAAATTTAGAAAAAGGTAAGTGTGACGATTACGGGTTAGAGTTTAATTCTAAAGAATTTTACAAATGGGTAAAAGAACAACCTTATCAAGTCTTTTTTAGTAGCTACGAGATAAGTGATGATAGCTTTTACAAAATAAAATTAAAATCAGTTATGTCTTTAATTGGAGCCGATACAAACGGAAAGTTTGTAAACGAATATCTATATAGCAACCAAGAAATCAAAATAGAGGGTAACAATGATTAACGAATGTTTTAAGTTGCTAAAAGATTATAAAGGAAGATTAACTAAACAGCAATACAAAACATTTAAAGGACAAATACTAAAAGGTGACATAAGAGGTTTTAGAAAAGGGTTATTTAATCTAATGAAAATAAAATATGTAGGGAAGTGATACTATGGCAAATCCACAAAATTTAATACCACAGGCTCACGTTTTAACCGTTGAAGAAGCGTCGAAAGGTGGTAAAGCTAGTGCTGAAGCTAGAAACAAAAGAAAAGAACAAATAGAACTCCTTAAAAGATTATTAGACGAACCTAGTAAAAGTGGTAAAACCTATGGTGAAAACATAACACTAGGTTTGATAAGAGGAGCAATGCAAGGCAAAGCTGAAAACTATAAAACCATAATGGAATATATAGACGATACTACTCAAGCAAGTGGTACTCCTAGTATAGAAATTAGAGTAATAGACAATTCTAATTTAGAAAAGGCTATGTATGACAGTAACGATAAAGTATAAATTTGAAAGCCTTAATAACTACATAAATAAATGTAGGACTAATGTATATATGGCTAATAGCATAAAGCAAAAAGAAACTAACTTATCGGCTCTAGCATTTAGTAGAATACCTAAGATAACTAATTATCCTATAGAACTAGAGTTTAAATGGCATATAAAGAGTAAAGTATCTGATTTAGACGGAAGACTAGCTAAGAACATAATAGACGGCTTAGTTAAGTCTAAGAAGATAATAGACGATAATGTTAAATATATACAAAAGATAACCCATATATACGTAGAAGACAAAGAAGACTATGTAGAGGTTGGTATACGTGAAAAGAATTAACTTAGAAGAATTGAATAGAAGAAATGATTATATGATTGACGATTTTATGAGAGGAGTGTTAAGTATGGAATTTGTAAAAGTAGGTGACAAATACTTACTAAAAGGTAGTAATAGTGTAATACTATCAGAAGAAGAAAAGTTAAAGTATGAAAGAAACGAGTTAGTACTAAATAACGATTGCGGTTGTATGACTGAAAACATCAAGAAAGTAAGTAAGATAAATAAGAAACTAAATAAGATAGAAAAAGAAAAAGCTACTAAAGAGGTAGCTGATGATACTATCGAAGAAACAAATAGCACTCTATAACGATATAATAAGTCCCTTTATCCCTGAAATAAGTGTACTAGGGTCTACACAAAGTGGAAAAACACATTGTATAGACTTTTCTTTTATTCAATACGCTAAGAAGTTGCAAGAATACGAAAACGAGCAACGTAAGAATAGCGAATACGTGCCTCGAGATTACTACGGAGCTATAATTGGTTGGACTACTGACACTATCAAGTCTAATATAATAGAACCACTAGAGAAAATACTTACTAATGAGTATCACTTCACTAATGGTAAAGAGTACGTCCTAAAATACGGACAACAAGATAAGTATTTAGATATATATGGAATGAGGTTCTATTTCTTTGGATTTAATACAAACCTATCATTCAATAGAATACTAGGTAAACCTTTAATATTCGTATGGGTTGATGAGTCAGCACGTATCTATTCTAGTAATACCTTACAAGATAGTTTTGATGAAATACCAGGACGTATGATGTCTTTTAGCGGACACCCTTATTATAAAAGAATAGACTCTTACAATGTAGAGGGAAACGATAACCACCCTTATAAAGTAAAATACATAGACGGAAAAGAAAGTAAAAAGTATGTCTTCTTTCCATACGATAACCCCGTATTAGATACAGAGGATAAGATACGCCAAGCGTGTAACTCATTTACGGGTACATTAAGGGAACAAAAAGTATTTAATAAATGGGTAATAGCCGAGGGTAAAGTATTCAACAAGATAAACAAGATAAAATCAATGGACGGCTTAGTAATACGTGAAATCGGTATTGGTATAGACTATGGTAGTGTAAATCCTACTACGTTTGTACCTATAGCTTTATGTTTTAGACAAGCCGATAGACGGTGGGTATTAGTTAGACTACAATGTTATTATCACGATAGTAAAAAAGAGGGTGACAATCCTACTACGGAGTTTTATTCTAAAGAACTAAAGATGTTTATACTACTTCTTAAAGATAAGTACCCTAATATACCTATAACCGATATAGTAATAGATAGCGAGGCTAGCCACTTTGATAACCGACTTATAACTGACGGAATACAACATACATTATCACGTAAAGGTAGTGGTTCGGTTGATGAGGGAGTCCAACACTTACAATCCTTACTAGATAAAGAAATATTCTATATACTAGAACAACCTAGTATAAGATTTATTCTACCAGACGGACGTTATGAAGAAGACGTAGTAGATAGGAGTTTATTAGAGTTTGACTCTTATCAATATGATAGGGTAAAAAGTGCCAATACAGGTATAAATTGTTATAAGAAAGAATTAGACCATAGTATAGACGCTACTAGATATATCATAAGAGAGTTTGTAGATAGTGGAAGGTGCCCTATAGTATGATAATCAAATGTAAACGTAGTCATAGGTTTTTATGTGAGGTAGATATAGAAAACTACGTTAAAAACCTAAAGGAAATCGGTATCGAGCAATTAATACCCTTACGTGTTACCGTGCCGTGTCGAATATGCAAGCAAATAGAAGTATACAACGTGTATTTAACTCATTATCAGTTTATAGAAAATAAAGATAGACAAAAATAATCTATCTTTTTTTAATTTAGTTAAAAGTTAAAGTTGACATATAGTACGATATGTGGTAACATATATACAAGAAGTGAGGAAGTAAGGCACTTCTTAAGGAAAGAGAGGAAAAGAAAATGAAAGAATTAATCGAGGGAATGATATTAGAACAAGATACGTGCGACTCTATAGAAATGGACTTAAACGGGAATACTAAAGAGGTAAATCCTCACGTTGAGCATTGGCTAGTAAAAGACGTAACAAGTAATCAATACATACTATACAACCTAGACACTCAAAGAACTTGGAAAGTAAAAAAGTCTGATATGAGTTTATGGCTTAGAGGGAATAAAAGCTTTGGTATTAAGCCTATGTTTAGAATATCAAAAGAGGTAGGATAGTATGACATATAAAGAACTAAAAGCAAAGTATAAAGGGTATGACGTAATAGCGTTTGGCAAGCCATTAGATACACCTACGATACCCTTTACCCACTTGCCTAAGGATAAATCTTTAGACGAGTGCGAGGTAGTAGAGTTTAAAGTTGATGATAAAGAGTTCATACAAACGGGTGTAAGCTTTAAAGACTTAAACCCACTCAAACCAATTAAGAAGAAAGGACACGTATACGCTTATGTTAAGTAAGAAAGGATTAAAGTATATCCAGGAGTACAACAAAGAGCACTATAAGACATTTAAGGTAGACCTTAAGAAAGAAGAGTTAGAGGAGTTAAACAAGTTCCTCTTAAAATGTAATCTTACTAAAGCCCAGTTCTTAAGAAATGCTATTGACACTCTAAAGTGTAAAGAAAGCCAAAAAGGTGATACTTTAAAAAAATAGTGTTTGATAGACCATTCTATAAATGGTATATTTTAATTAGAAACGAAGTGCAATTTTGGAGTTTCGGCTCGCATTAGAAAGCACATGCCTAGAAAGGTGTGTGTTTTTTTATGTTTAAGAAGATACTTCAAATAATACACGATACTAAAAAATGGAAACTCTACCTATTCTATGACGGAGTATTGATTAAGAAAATCAAACTAAGAAATGAGGATTTTCAAAATAAACCCATTTACATAACCATAGTAGGACATAAAGATAAGTTCGGTAAGTTTATAGTAGGACGTATGGTTGTACCTGTAAGACTACTTAAAACTGACGATACAAAGAAGATAACCTATTGGGGTGTAATAGACGAAATAGGAGTTGAGGTAGAATGAATGGAAAACTAAGAGCAAGCGAACTTCTAAAAGCTCCGTTTATACAAATTAAGTCTAAAGTAACAATACCAGGATATACAAACGGAATACCTAATATAAAAGACGAGTATAAATACGTACTAGCTCCAAGTGCTAAAAAGATAGGTACATATATCCGTAACCAATTATTCGGTAGTGACTTAGTAACACAAACGGAAAACTTAGATATTAATTGGTTAATGCCTACACTAGGACAAGCTCTAGAGGAGGCAGTATACGATAGAGAGAGTTTTATCTATATACATAAATTCGATGATAAGGTTTATCTAGAATGTATACCTAAGTGTATGATACATAACCTAGTTCAAAAATTCGATAGAGTCATAAGTTGCGATATTATACAAGACTTTGAAAGTGAAGATAACAAATACTCTTTGGAAAGACATATAGAGTTAAAGGACGACGGAACGGCTACTATAAAGTATCAAGCTTACGAAAAAGTAAAAGATAAGAACGAATGGTTAAAAATAGATATAGGAAGATTTAATAAGTTGACAGGGAGTTCTTATAAATCTTTCTATAACCTCCCATATTATCCAATTATTAATATAGATATAGGGCAAGACTTCTTTAAGGATAGTGAAAAGTTCTTAAATGAAGAAATGCACATATTTAATACACTAGCTGACGAGATAGAAAAGACTAAGACAAGAATAGTAACAAGTCAACATTACCAAACAGGTGACATCGCTAGTAGTTGGCAACCTAGAAGTAATATGTACGAAATACAAACCTTATCAGTTAAGAGTATGGAAGATTATTTCACATTATTACCAGGGGACAAAGAACACCAAGTGTTTGAGTTTTTACAAGGTGATATAAGAACACAATCATATATAGATAGTTTTAAGTTCTGTGATTATCAAGTTATACAACTAGCAAACTTAAGCCCCGCTACTTTTGGATATGAAAAAGACTCATATCAAAACGTAGCTAACATAGAACTAAACGCAAACCTAACGGATATGACTATAGAGGCTATTAAGAAACAAATAGAACCTCAAGTAAATAACCTAATAGAAAACATAGTCAAGTTACAACAGAGTCTAAAGATAGAAGAAAACGCTATCCCTGTAGACCTTGTATGGGACTACGGAAGTAACGAAAGGTTTGACGATATGAAAAAGTTACAAGTGCTAGGAGCTATACAAAGGACAATGTCAGTTCCTTATGGAGTACGTTCTAAGATTATTACTCCAATACTTAACAAACTAATAGACGAGCCAATAGACGATGAAACTTATACAAATATGTATAAAGAAGAAAGAGAAGAGTTAAGAATTGAATACGAAGAAATCTAGCGAGTTGATAGATAAGAACGTATACCTAGTAAATGTACGATATACCAAAATGATGAATAAGACAAAGGAATTATATTTCCAATGCTTAGAAGAGGGTAAATCAAAAGAGTTCTTTGAAAAAGAAGTATCTAAGATATGGGATAACGTAGACCATAGATTTATGGATAAACAGATAGCCGAGCTAAAAGAGTTAGTTCATAACAATAATGTAGACCAAGCTATTAATATAGGGCGTTTTAAGAACAAAGAATATCTAGAAACACTAGGGTGGACGTTTGATGATGAATACTTCAAACTTACACCAGAAAGTGACTTTAAGATGTTTGAGCAACGCTTTAAGAGAAACGTAGTAACCAACTACGATGTAGCTCACGAGTCCATAAAGAATATGGATAAAGAAGAGTATCTAACTAAAAAGTTAAGTAAGTACGATAAACAAGTTAATCAAGTAGTAGCTTATTACCATAAAGACGGATTGCTAGCTCACTACGTAAAACTATCTACTTACTTAGCTATGGTACATAACGTGGACTTAACCCGTAGTGGTTGGAACCAAACACTAGCCGATAGTGAAAAGTTAGATAAAAGAGAGTTCATAATACCATATCACCCTTTTAGTTGTCCTTATTGTTACGAATATCAAAACAGAGTCTTAACGGCTTTTCAAGTAGAACAAATAATAGGGGTAAAAGCTGAGGAACAAGTAGGAGATGTCTTACACCCTAATTGTAAATGTACGTTATCAATATATTGGAGTCCTACACAAATAAGTAGGGAGTCAATGATAAGACAAGATGTAAACGAACAATACAATATAAGACAAAAAGTAAACTCACTTACTCTTAGTCGAACTAACCTAAAGACTGATTTAAAAATAGCTAAGTCTATAGGTAATGAAAGTCAAGTAGATAAGATAAAGGGTAAGATAAGTAAACTAAATAAAGCTATAAGAGATGAAGTAGGAAAGCTACCTACGGAGTCCTTAAAAAAGCAAGTAAAGGCTATAAACCGATAGACCAGGACTTGAACGTCTTAAAACTTTAAGTAGGTACCTAAATTGCACTTCCATTTCTAGAATGGAGGAAAAAGTATGGATATTACAAAATATCTTACAAACAAGGATATTCAACTATCCAATGAGGATTTTAACCTTGAAAAGTTGGAAAAAGATTTAAGGAAAGGTTATGTATTAGAGTCAGACAAAGAGAATGCCATTAAAGAGGCTATAAGTAACAACTCTAAAGAAAGCACTTCAAAATACGTTGAACTTGAAAACAAGTATAACGAGCTAGAAAAAAGTTACAACTCTTTACAAGAACGAGATACAAACCATACCAAAACGATTAGTGGTTTAAATTTAAGAATGTCACTAATGAGAGAGGGGTTCCCAAGCGACAAACTAGACGAGGTGGCTAACTTACGTTCAAGTATGTTTGCGGAAGAGCAAGACGACTCAAAGGCAATCGGACTTATTAAAGAAAAGTTCGGAGCTACATATTTCCCTAAAAAAGAAGTAGTAGACGTACCTAACGAGCAATCATTAGGACAAGCTCAAGTTGAAAATCACGAAATCAACATTACAAGAAAAACACACTTAAAAGACATATTAAAATAGAAAAGAGGAATAAAAATGAATTACACACAAGTAGGATTAGACTTACAAGCATTTGTTAAAAGAGTGTACTATTCAATCCTATATCAAAGTACATTCTACAAATTCTTAAATGAAAATTATATTGGAGAAATAAGACAAACAGGTGCTCCAATGATAGAAGTAATTAAATCAAACCCTGTTACAGTTAATGTTAGACAAGGAGCTGAAATAGCTACTAGATTAGACCCTACATTAACAACTTATACACCAACTAAAGTTGATTTAACTGAGTTACCTATGGACTACTCTTTAAGAGTACCTATGTTATTAACTGGTTCTAACATAATCAACGTAGTTGAAGACGCAGCAGACCAAAAAGATAGTGCTATTGCTAAACAAATAGATACATACGGATTTAAGAAATTAAAAGAAAACGTATTCTATTCATATCAATGGGCTCCAAGTGACCTACAAGGATATATCAATGCTCTTAACGCATTAAAAGCTAACTTATTCAATAAAGATGTAGTTGACGGATATAGACTTGGTTTAAGTGCTACTGAATACGCTAGTTTAGTATCAGCTTTAACTTCAATTCTTAAATATGAAACTATGGCTGGAGTTGAAGGTGTAGACCGTGGCGAAATTGCTAGAGCTTACGGAGTTGAAATATTCCCTATCAATGATAACTATATCAATCCAAGTGTAGACGGACATAGTGAAACAGTTAAAGGATATTTCTTCAATAGTATAGCTGTAGTTGGTGACTCATTCTTTGACGGATTTAACTTATGGAATGGTAACTATCCAGGATATCCAAATTACTTCGTATTAGAAGGAAATCAAATGTTTGGAGCTGAAGTAGTTAGACCTGAAGCTATAATCAAATTAACAAGCGAAAAATTAAGTGCTTAGTAGAAAGGAGGTCAGTATATGACTTTCTTTACAAAGAACGACTTTGAAATCAAATATCCACGTTTAGAACTAACTGACGAGGATTTGTGGAAAATAGACGCCGTTTCTGAAATGATATACGCCCAAGTAGGACTTCGCTATAGAGATAATACCTGGACTCCAAAAACGGTGCCTATTCCTATTAAAGACGCTAGTATGGAACAATTAAGGTTTTTATTAGAATACGATATACCTTTATTAGACAATAGAGGTGCTATCAAGACGGGTAATATGACTAGCGACCTTATGACTGATTATTCAACTCTAGCATTAAGAATACTTGCTAATGGTGGGTATTTATATAGAGGAAATCCAATTAATCAAAATATGGGACTTAATATACCTTTCTAATGTTTAATGTAAACGGAATGAAAGCGACTCTTATTCAAAATAATAGGAATGAGAGTTCAGTATATGACGACCAAGACAAGATAGAAATACCTATTAAGGTATGTCCTTACAATGTAGACCAAGCCGTAAGGTTTGGAGTCTATACAGTACCCGAGGCTAAAGGATACTTTATTGTAAAAAATAAGGTAGATGTTAGAGAGGGTGACGAGGTTATCTTTAAAGGTAGAAGATATGTTGTCTTAGAAGTACAAGATAATTGGATATGGAATAAGATAGCTAATATAGGGTTGTTGGTAAAATGAGTTACTCAGTTGAAATTAAAATTGTTAAGGATTTACCTGTAGAACAATTAAAAAAATGGCAAGATAAAGTTGTGTTTGGTATGGCTAGAGCCACACTAGATATAACTAATTCATCTCACTACTTCCCATATAGAACAGGAGCTTTAAATCAAGGCTCAATGGCTATGGGAGTACAAGGTTCTAATGCTACATACGAATTAGGAGCTACAGGCGTTAGTTATGCTCCTAGAGTATGGAAATTCGGTGATAATACGAATTGGACTAACCCTAGTACGTTACCTAAATGGTATGTAAGTGCCTTTTCCAAGCATAGGACTGAGATTGTACAACTTGCCTTAAAGAATGCGGAAAGCGAGTTAAAATGACGGAAACTGATAGACGTAATAAAAACCTAGTCTTTATACAATTCTTAAATTCAATAATAAGTGGGTTTAAAATAAAAGCCGAATATAGTACAAACGATAACGATGTTAAAGTGATTGTGGTACAAGAAACGTCAGGACAAAAGATAGTATTTTTTGATAATGACAATCCACTATATAGTTACTTTAATGTAGAGATATTCGGCTCTAGTATAGAAGAAGAATATAAGACAAGTGCCAAAATAGGTGACTTAATAGGACATAACGAAATAGTAGATTTTAAAGGTCAAAAATGGCAAATATTAATTAAACAATATAGCAATCCAAGAACAATACAATACTATGACATAAAACGTGTAAGTTATACTATGACGTTTCAATGTATTGTAAATAGAATTGATAAGGAGGATTAAGAGTGAACAATTGGTTTATAACTAATAGAGAGTTCATCAAAGGACTAGCTTTCAATACTGGTACAAGTTCTACACCAAGTTTTACTGAGGCTTGTACTTCAAGCGAAATAAGTCTAGAAACTGACTTTGAAGAAAAGAACTTTTATGTATTTTGTGACGCTATTCAAAGAACTATTCTTACAGGTGGCTCACTAAAATTAACAGGTACTATGAAATTAGACCTTAATAATACGGCTAACATCACTTTATTAGATAAAATCCATACTTTCATAGAAGACGGAGAAATATCACAATTTAATGATGTTATTCAATTCCAATTATTAAGCGGAGTAAACAATAGTACTTTAACTTATACAAAATATCAAGCTCCTGTAGTTATCAAAATAAGTGACTTAGGAGGTAACGCAGAAGACGAGGCTGAGTTCAGTTATGAATTAAGTCTACAAGGAAAAGGAACAGTAGTAACAAGTTCTTAATATCCTTTTAGGGTAGGGGTAAAACCCTACCTATTTTTTATAGAAAGAGGTTTATATGAAAGAAATATGGAAATATATACCAGGATATGAGGGGTTGTATAAAATATCTAATTATGGGGTTATTTATGCTATTAAGTGGAAAAAAACAAAAAAATTAAGAATAAATAAAGACGGATATTATATAGTTACCTTATCTAAAAATGACAAGAAAAAAACATATTTAGTACATAGATTAGTAGCTGAAACATTTATAGATAAAAAGAACTGTAAAAAATGGGGTAATGATAACATATATAAATACATTTTAGTAAATCATAAAGACGAAAATAAATTGAATAATAAAGCGGATAATCTTGAGTGGTGTACTAACAAATATAATGTTATGTATAGCAAAAAAAATAACGCAAAAAAAATAACAGAACTTATGGAATATATGGTTCACAAAAAAATAGATAAAAGTATTAGAGAGGATATTATTTCTATACTAATTTCATAAAACCTTAATAAAGAAAGGAGTGAGGTTATGCAAGGAGCTGAAGTTCTAACTACTTTTACGGCTGATACTAAGCAAATGGATAACGCCACTAAGGGCTTACAGAATAATCTAGAACAAGCCACTAAAAAAGGCGAGATAGCATTTTTAGGACTAACTACAGCCGTGAACGCTTTTACAGGTGCAATCCTTAAAGGTGGTATTGAGTACAACGCTCAAATGCAAACATTTAACACAAGATTAACTACTCTAACAGGTAGTGCTGAGGGAGCCGATAAGGTTCTATCACAAATTAAAAAAGACGCTCTTACTACTCCTTTTGACGTTGCTAGTTTGACTCAAGCCGAAAGTCTTTTACTATCAACGGGAATGAGTGCCGAAGACTCTAGAGATGATATTCTAGCTTTGGGTGACGCCATTTCCGCTAGTGGTGGAGGTAATGCCGAATTACAACGTATGGCGGTAAACTTACAACAAATTAGAAACGTAGGTAAGGCTAGTTCGCTAGATATAAAACAATTCGCCTATGCGGGCATTGATATATATGGATTGCTTGCTGACTCTATGGGTATAACTCGAGAAGAGGCTAGTGATTTAGATGTTACTTACGAAATGCTAAGTAAAGCATTAAAAAAAGCCAATAGTGAGGGTGGCAAATACTATAAA